GGAACTATATACGGAGTTGAAACGCTTGTAAAGAAGATGTTTGGCGAGGGCAAGGTGTTAGAGTGGTATGAGTTCGGAGGGGACAGAGGGACATTCAGAGTTCAGACGAACGCTCCACTGGTTCCGGACATGGAAGAGTTCTTTAAAGTACTTCTTCGAAAAGAAAAGAACGCTACCTCATGGCTCGAGTTTGTAGATATCATCCGTGATCTTATAGTTGAGTATTTCGGCATGACCTACACTCACCAGAGGTATTCGTATACGAAACACAGAATAATCACAGAATAGGAGGAAGAACATGGCATCATTTATCACAGTAATGACCGATGCAGGACTGGCTTTTATGTCCGATTTGGTCGAGGACGAGGACTCTATTGAGTTTTCATCTCTCGTAGTAGGAAACGGTACATACACGGCTTCTGAGAAGACATTTTCAAACTTAAAAACAAAGACGGCATTGAAAAGTTTGAAAGAGACTTATGACATATCAAAAGGCGAGAGAACATCAGCTGAAACCGTAAGGCTTGTATCAAATATAGCGAACTACGATCCGTCAACAGGAACTCCGCTTTTTGAAGAAGGATTTTACGTCAATGAGATCGGAGTTATGGCAGCACCAAAAAGCGGAGGCGCTGCCGTCTTATTTGCAATTTCGGTGACAACGGAAGACCAAGGTGACTATCTGCCACATTATGAAGGTACGAACCCTGTTGAAATGGTGCAGGATGTTTTAGTAAAGATATCAAATCAGGCAAGCGTGACGTTTACCTACTCGGCATCGGCATTTGCACTCGCAGGAGATCTTGCCAACCATGTAGAGACAACAATCATGGACACACAAGGCATCCATGGAATAAGGTATCACAACTCAAAACTCCAAATCTATGACGATGGAGATTGGAAAGATGCAATAGCAGGCAACGATGTAGGACTTTCAATTGTCAACGGTAAAATCTGCCAGACATATGGCACAGAATAAAGGAGGATAAGGACTATGAGTTATGCAACAGAACCGCTCGCGACGGACGAGACTTTAGTGCGCGTGGCCGAAGCACTGGAAGGAGGATCAACTTCGGTAGCTGTACGCTTCACAAGAATCGGAGCGTCGATTGCACCGGCATTTAGTGATTCGGAGAGCTATGCAGTTGATGACTACGTCATGTATCAGGATCAGCTGTATAAATGTATCACAGCTCACACAGGAGCATGGAATGCAACACACTTTAAGCCTACATCTGCAAGCGGAGGAGGGTTTAACGTCGCCAGCAATGCAGGAGCCCACAATGCTATCTATCGCGGACGGTCGTTAGGTACATCTGTATCCGCTGCTCAATATGCCGCAATTCAGGAAGGAACCTTTAATGACATGTTCATTGGAGATTACTGGACGATCGGAGGAATCGTTTACAGAATCGCAGCCTTCGATTACTGGTATAACTGTGGAGATACTGCTTGCACCACACATCATGTCGTGCTGGTACCAGACACATGTATCGGCGAAAACCAGAAGATGAACGACTCACATACGACAGAAGGCGGATACGTCGGCTCAAAAATGTACACAACCTATCTGGATAGTGCGAAAGGTACAATAACCACAGCCTTTGGATCTGCTCATATTCTCAACCATAGAGAACTACTGGTAAATGCAGTATCGAACGGGAAACCGTCATCAGGATCATGGTATGATTCCACGATCGAACTGATGAACGAGGAGATGGTTTATGGTTCCGCAATATTCGAGGGTGCGAACGATGGAACAACAATACCATATAAATATACGATCGACAAATCACAATTACCACTTTTTGTGTATCGTCACGATCTGATCGGCAACCGTGCGACCTGGTGGCTTCGCTCCGTCGTGTCGGCGGAGATTTTCGCTCTTGTCCTCGGCGGCGGGGATGCGAGCGGCGCCAGCGCGGGGGGTGCTCGTGGCGTCCGCCCCGCTTTCGCAATCTGCTGATCTCGATCACCGCCCCTTGTGGGCGGAGAGATCAGCAAGCAAAGTTGCGTAGAAAATGAGCAATGTGCCAAAATCAAAGCGGAAGAAACACGATTTTGAAACAACAAAGGAACTACGGAGATTAAGGAAGGACATCACCGAAGCGATCATCCTGGATTTCGGATATGATCCGGAGAAATACGAAAAGATGATTGCGAAGTTTGAAACAAGATTCCAAAATCTCCCAAACAGCGATGATGTGATCAGGAGGATGAAGATAAAACACGATTCCTTCTACTCACAATTCATCTACAAAGAAACAGAAATAGTATTGGACTTATGGCAAAGGATAACATCGGAATTTGAAATGGGAAATTCAATCTTTCCGGACGGAGCGGCGCTCATGGAGGAATACAAGGAAAGAAGGATCCATTTCGACCGAACGATTGGATTACTACACAGCCTGAGGTTGGAACTGCAGTTTATCGCAGAAACACTTCCTGTGGATATGAACAAATATGATAACCTAGCCATCCGGATTAAAAATCTGGTATCCATGGTCAAGGGCGTCAGACAAAGCTCCAACCGATTCCTGAAGACGAAACCGGACAAAGCAAAGAATAAAAAATCTGAAAAGCCAGCCAAGAAGGAGGAATCCAACGAAGCAGGTTCAGAATCTTCCACAGCGTCCGATTCGTAAGGCAGCTTTTGTACGTGCGAACTGGTGGCTTCGCTCCGTCGTGTCGGCGACGAATTTCGCTAATGTCAACAACAACGGGAATGCGAACAACAACAACGCGGGGAATGCTAATGGCGTCCGCCCCGATTTCCATTAACCCATAAGACCATACACGGATGGCGGGTTTTTATGCGAAAGGAAAAGCTGTCTTTGGAAAACCTAAATAACAGAGCAGAGGAAGAATCCGAAGCTGGATCGTCGCCGTGTCGATCCGCCCTATGCGACGAGTTACGACGAGCCGATGACCGGGGCTTAAGCGAGAGCAACACGGCAATTATTGATGATACTAATATCCTTTATGACGCCATGATGGCATCCATGAACGGAAGCGCCTGGAAGCTGGAGCCACAAAAGTTCTACCATAATTGGCTCACATACCTCTATGACCTAAAGATGGAACTCAGGACCGGAACCTATAAGACAAGTCCGTGCTCGGAGTTCACGCTGAATGAAAGAGGAAAAATCCGGTTTATTCACGGAAACAGGATGCGAGACAGGGTAGTAAGACACGCCTTATGTGATGAGATTTTAGCACCATGCCTTGATAAATACCTCATCGAAAACAATCCGGCCAGCCGTAAAGGAAAAGGTATCACATACGCCAGAGCGCGTTTTGAAAAAGATCTACATAACTTTTACTTGAAACACAGAACCAATCAAGGTTATGTAGGCTTCGTGGACTTTTCCAAGTATTACGATAATATCCGCCATGACAAAATCAAAGAAAGCATCTATCCGAGAATCCCGAAAGAGATTCACTGGCTGATGGATGAGATCATCGATGATTTCGAGATTGATGTTTCATACATGACGGATGAACAATATGCCACCTGCCTTGAAGACAAATTCGATTCTGTTTGGTATTACGAAAATATCACAGATGATCAAAAGACCGGCGAAAAGATGATGGCCAAGTCCGTCAACATAGGCGACCAGTCATCACAGAACATCGGAATATACTTTCCGACACCAATCGACAATTATTGTAAGATCGTTCGCAGTCTCAAATGGTATGGCAGATATATGGATGATGTATATTTCATCGTACCGACGAGAGAGGAAGCACTCGACATCATCGAAGGTATCAAAGAGGTAGCTGCAGAACTAAACATTTTCATCAACGATCGTAAAACAAGGATTGTAAAAATGGACAGAACCTTCAAATATCTGCAGATCAAATACTGGATGACGCCGACCGGAAAAGTAGTAAAACGAATCAATCCCAAAGCCGTAACGAGGGAACGCCGAAAACTGAAAACATACAAGCGGATCCTCGATCAAGGTATCATAGACTACGAAACAGTCGAACAAGCCTATAAATCATGGATGGGCGACTACACGAAACTCATGTCAAAGAAACAGATCAAGGGAATGAAACAACTCTACAAAGAATTATTTGGAAAGGAGCCAAGATGAAAGTAACAATCACATTTACTGACGGATCAGAGATATCCGCAGAACTCAACGGAAGCTGCTATATCACAAAAAAGAAACCGACATTTCCGGAGGACTTATCCGAAGTAACAATCACAGGAGCCGAGGAAAAGACCTATACAGATGCAAGGGTAATTAAGGCGGCATCAGTAGACGGACGGTATTGGTTCTCATTTGCGGAGGAGACCAAAGACGAGAAGATAGAAAGATCAATCACAAAGCAGCGTGCGGACATCGATTATATCGCTATAGTATCAGAAATTGATTTAGAGGAGGCTTAAAAATGGCAGAGAAAGCAGAACATTCAAAGAACTTCGAGAAGATCAAAAGCTATTATGACACAGGCCTCTGGAACAAAGATAGAGTCCATACTGTAGTCGGAAAAAAGAAAGGTATCACCGCTGAGGAGTACGAGGAAATAACCGGCGAGTCATACGAGGAGGGCTGACATCATGGAAAGACAGCAACTGCCGACTCCTGATGCCCTCACGATATCGGAAGAGATAGCCGTTGAGTATGCCGACATCTTAGAACGCATCGTATCACTTAATAAACGACTCATCGGTGAGCTGGCGCAGTATCGCCGTATGGATGAGGAAGAAAAAGAAGTAGCCGCCTTGCTGGCGAAGTTGGGAGGTGGTAAACATGTGGGAAACCGTTGAGAGGATGGTACAAAACGGCGACGCGTGGTTTGTATTGATCATCATCGGGTTAATCATCTTTGCCGCCAAACAAGGCTATATGAAAGTCCGAACAGAAAAAATTCTGATTGGGCGAGAGTCAAGCGAAAAAGAAAGGCTCCTCATGAAAAAGCAATCAGAATATGCTCATACCGAGTGCATGGCTTTCGAAAAGGAACTCCCACGCTTTGAAGGATACGACGAAACCCTCGGTCAGCTGATCGCTGAAAAAGTTTATGATGAAGTCGTGAATTGGATCATGATCAACCACATCGAAAACAGCGAGGACTATATCAAGAACAAGCAGCGCATCATATGGAACATCG